GTGACAAAGTATTACTCCTATTGTATAGAAATATTTACTTTACAAACAAATTATGAATGGCGGATGTGGCATAAAAAAACCCCTGCATTGCAAGGGTTTTTATTTTTAAATTTTATTAATTATTATTTTTTGCCAGCTACTTTTTGTGCCGCTACTTTAACATCAATAGCATATGCGCCATCTCTGTATGGATCATTAGGATCAGATGCTTCTTCCGGATCTCTCATATCCTTAGGCATATTAGGAAACATCATAACTGCTTGCCAAGGTTCAAATCCTCTACCTTGAAGTAATGCAGGAAGATCACGCAATTTTTGTCTAAAATCTAACCATGCAGTTTGAATTGATTCTGGTGCGTCTGTTTGACCTACTTTAGCATCTGTTTCATGTAACATTTGATCACGTAAGTCTCTAACTTGTTGCCATGTTAGGTCCATCTTAGAACCTGTTGCGGCCCAATCTCTTACACCAATGTTGAATGTTTCTGTTTCAAAGTTATATGTAATGTCAGCATCGTTATACACATCACGTGGCTCTAACTCTAATGTATGTTCTACATCAGGAAATCCATCTGGTGCGTCCCATAATACTTCCCACTCTCTTGCACGTCTAAACTCAATTAAGTCTTCACGTCCACAATCATTACCAATTTCACACAATAGTGGATTTTCTTTGCAATCAACTGTTACTCTTGTAATGTCTTGGGCCGATGGTCTTTCTAAGTCTCTTTTTAACCATAAGCACCATCCTGATTCTTTACCGTAATCCTCTGATGATGTATCATTATTAACTTCGAAAGTTAAGAATTCAGGACCGACATATGTAAACGTTCCGGTCTTACCTTGTGTAAAACTATTCTTTCTCCATTCGTCCCACACTGGGTATGTAAATTCTTTTCTAATTGTTCTCATTTTATATAACTCCTAAAAGTATTTATCATTGTTTTACATAAATGTTATTCTAACAACACCTGATCCGCCTTGGCCTGATCCACCTGCACAACATTTTGCCCAGTTATTACAGTACGAGCTTACACCAGCTTGTCCGCCGCCTGCTGGCCAGTCAATGTGACAACCACATGAGCACCATGCTTCATTAGTTACACCTACTTGCATTTTACCAAATAAAGGTGCTGATCCTGAGAATGAATAAGTGTACACACAGTGACAGTAACCATGTCCTGGTTCTGTTCCTGATGTACCCATCATTCCAAAGTCTGCTCCAAATATACCACAAACGTTACAGTTAGAACATGTATGTGAGTGTCTTGGTCCCCAAGCATCTCCATTACACATCCATCCTCCGCAACCACCTGTTGTACAAAAATTACTTAAATTGTGTCCGTTAACATATGACTTACATCCCATACCTGCTGTACAAGTATGTGATTTACCACAAGGCCAACTACCGCCCGCACATACTGTGTACTGACATCCTGGACTTGTACTTACTGTTTTAGAAGCGTAATTGCCTCCGGCGCCGCCGATTGTAAACATACAATAGTTACAGCATGTGCTACCTGGGCCGCCACCGCCGCCTGACCAAATTTCAAATGTTACAGTTGATGCTCCGTCTGGAACGCACCAATAACAACATTTGCCGTTTGCTTGCTCACAACATCCACTTTGTCTAGCACAACTATGGCATGCCATTCCGCGCTCATTGTATATCCACTGCACTCCCATGTTATTGCCGTTTCCGTGAGCAATATCTGAGTTTTGCACTGCACTATTAACAATACTGTCTGTATTAACTTTTTTATAACTTGCGTATGTAGCCATTAATTTCTTTCCTTATGCATATGTTACTCTTACTAAGCCCGATCCGCCCATATTTCCACCGGCACAACATTTTGCCCAGTTACCGCAATAACTAGATTGAGCTGTTTGGCCACCGCCTGCTGGCCAGTTAGTATAACATGCACAATTACACCATGCTTCTGCGTTTGATCCTGCAAACATTTTTCCTACAAATGGAGCAACACCTGTTTGTCCCCAGTCGCCTGATTTACACTGACATCCGCCATGTCCGCCTGACACTCCTGTTGATCCCATAATTCCAAAATCTGCTCCAAATATACCACAAACGTTACAGTTAGCACATGTTTGTGTATGACGTGGACCCCAAGCGTCTCCATTACACATCCAGCCCGGACAACCACCTGTTGTACAAAAGTTACTTAAATTATGTCCGTTAACATATGATTTACAACCCATGCCAGCCGTACAAGTATGTGACTTAGAACACGGCCATGTTCCTCCAGCACAAATTGTGTACTGACATCCAGGGCATGTACTAATTGATCTTACAGCATAGTTGCCGCCTGAGCCACCTGCTGAATGCATACAATAGTTACAGCATGTGCTACCAGCACCTGCGCCACCACCTGACCAAATTTCAAATACTACTTTTGATGCGCCCGAAGGTACAGACCAATAGCAACATTTACCATTTGCTTGTTCGCAACAATCACCGGCATCAGCACAGTGTTGGCATGCCATGCCGCGTTCGTTAAATACCCAAAAAGTATGGTACTTATTTCCTGCTCCTGGACCTAATTTTTCTGCGCCGACACTATTATCTTGGAAGTTGTCTGTTGTTAGTGTTTTATAACTTGCGTATGTAGCCATTATTCTTTTTCCTTACACATAAGTAATCTTTACAATTCCTGATCCGCCTTGGCCTGATCCACCTGCACAACATTTTGCCCAGTTATCACAATAACTAGATGTTCCAGGAGTTCCGCCACCTGCAGGCCAATTAATATGACATCCGCAAGCACACCATGCTTCGTTAGTTGCTGTTGCTACGTGCATTCCAATACCTGCGGCAGCACCTGACCAACTTGTTTGTCCATGACATCTACAAGTAGTAGTACCTGCTTTAATACCAGCAGTACCGGTAAATCCAAAGTCTGATCCAAAAATTCCGCAAATGTTACAGTTACCACAACTTGTTACAGCATGTCGCTGACCCCAAGCATCGCCATTACACATCCAGCCGCCACAGCCGCCGTCTGTACAAAAATTACTTAAATTATGTCCGTTAACATATGATTTACAACCCATACCTGCTGTACATGTGTGTGATTTGCCACAAGGCCAACTACCACCTGCACAGACACTATATTGGCATCCTGGATTAGTGTCAATTGTTTTAATTGCGTAGTTTCCGCCGAAGCCACCAATAGCAAACGAACAGTTATTACAACAAGTATGTCCTGGGCCTCCGCCGCCACCGGACCAAATTTCAAAGGTTACTTTATAAACATTATTTGGAACACACCAATAACAGCATTTTCCGTTTGCTTGCTCACAACATCCACTTTCTCTAGCACACTGGTGGCAACGCATGCCACGTTCGTTATAGATCCATTGAACTTTTCGACAAGCCCCTGCACCGGGAGCTAACTTGTCCCTTGTAATAACTCCAGCTGGAATTCCTTCTGATGTTATCTTTTTGTAACTTGCATAACTTGCCATTTATGTTGTTCCTCTTAAGTCTTATACAGTGTAAATACGCCAGCCGTATGTGTCGCCTGAAAATACCACTTCAAATGCCGCTCCTTCGGAGTTTACAGTCAAATCAGCCGCATCACCTTGAATTAATTTTCCGTTTCTACCAAGTGTTAGTGCATTGCTGTCAAATGTTTTTCTTAAATCAAAAAATCTAACAACATCGCCTACTGCCGGTGATCCTGGTAACGTAATCGTAAATGGTCCGCCGTTGGTATCACAGAACAATTGTTGTCCTGATGCCGCGTTATACGCTGTTGTAACTGTAGTAGCGTTAAGAACACCTACTGGAAGCCATGCTGTACCGTTATACAATTCTAAGTTATTCAACTCAGTATTGAAACGGATTGAACCTGCTCCTGCATCTTGTGTTCTCTGTGCCGTAGTTCCGAAAGGAATTGTTAGACCTGGTGAACCTACTGAAATTCTTCTACCCATCTTCTTATACCTTCCTTACGCCGCTGGTACGGCTGTTTCAATTCCCATTACTACTGCATTGCAGTTAGCGCCGGATGATCTTGTAACAAGCAATTTGCCTGTGTCCAATACAATACCTGTTCTTTCAAGAACGCCGTTTGGTCCGATTGATGTATCATATTCTAGATACTCACCGCCACCTGGTGTTGCACTGGTTGCTACTGCTAATCTTATTTGAACTGTGCTTGAACTTCTATTACAAAAAGAAACAGTCACAACGCTATAAGTATCGGCAGGAACAGTATACGTTGTTGTATCCGTATTTGCTGTAAGATCACTAATTCCTAAAATTCCTGATGCCATTTTATATTACTCCTATCGTTAGTATTTAGCCATTAAGTTTTACTTGTCAAGTAGTACGCTAATGCAACTGGGCTACCACTTATTCCACCATTGAAATTCATCCCGGTAGTTACAGTGATTGGACTATTATCAGTTGTACTTATTGTATTACCTGTAATATTTATTTTACCTGCTGTAACCGCGTTAACGTTCAGAGAACTACTTCCTCCACCAATTTGTGCATTGATGTATGTAATAATTGCTCTTTGTGTTGGAACAACATTATCTGAATTAGCACTAAATGTACCATCTGTACTAAATTCATTAATAACTGCTCCGCCCTGTCCTAAGCCTACTGCTCCTAGTGACAATTCTTGTAGACCTGCTAAACTGAATGCACTGGTATTCAAACTTGCAGATCCTGTTGACTGTTCAACGTTAAACAAACGTCCAACTCGGAAGTTACCATCTTGGTCTGTACTTGTGTAGAACACTCGTCCGCCGCCTTGTTCTGTAACTTCGTCTTTTGGATCATTTGCATAAACTGGTGTTCCTGGATAGTTAGTACTTGATATGTTACCTGTACCGATATCTAAGAAATCATGTCCTGTTAGACGTACTTGAGAGTATCTTCTTCTAATTGTAATGTTAGTGCCATGCTCTGGAGCAAGTTCAACTCCTAAGTCTGGACTTACTTGTAGGTTTGCAGTATAGTTTCCTGGGTTACCTAAAAGTTCTCTAACAAATACAACTTTAAAGTATCTACTATCGCCTTCAATTTGTAAGTTTGCACCTTCAGTTGGAATCTCAGTTAAACCATACACATTCATAAAGTTAGCTGATTGGTAAATGTCTCCATAACCGTCGCCGTCAACTGTTGCGCCTGCTGTTTCAAAATCAATTCCTCGTTCAGTCCATGTAGGTTGTGCTAATACACCGTTACCTACTCTAATTTCATATGGTGCTTCAGAAGTTTCATTAGGATCAGTAATTGTCAACTTTAACGTTGGGTCTGATGAACTATATCCGCTTCCTGGATTTACAATATAGAACTGTGAGATTCTATTATCTGCAACTTGTGCTCTAACTTGTGCTCCAGTGCCGCCACCGCCAATTACTACTACTCTTGGTTCAATAGTGTATGCTGTTGTAGCATCTAATGTTGAAGCAATTGCATTTGTTGGATGCCAAGTATCCCATCCTGGTGTACCGTCTGAATCTTTAACAATGTTAGCAACTTTAGTACCTGAGTTATATGATGTAATAACACCGTATTGTCCAGAACCAACTCCAGCTGTAATAACAATTCTCATACCAATGTATTTGGTGTTATTTGCTGTTTCAGTGTTTGACAAAGTAATAGTAGTTAGGCCGCCTGCCTGCGCTGTGTTTGAGCTAGTTTCATAACCTCTACCGCCAAGTGAATCAACGTCATTTAACAATCCGTCGTTATTAACATCACTTACGTTATATGTTGATCCGTCGTCTGGGTTACGGCCTCTAACTTCAAAGATGCCGCCATTAACTACATTAGAACTAGCAACTACTGCACCGTATCCATTACCGCTAATTTGATAAGTTGCAGATGTATAATTATTACCTGCGTTTGTATACTCAAAATGGATAATCTTACTACCGTCAGTTAACGCTCGACCAATTTGTGCTTCAAGTTTTCTATTATTAACTCCGCCAGTTGTTGGAATTTCAGTTACGTCAATAAACTCTGATACTGCGCCTTTGTCACCATACGAACAGTTGCCGTTTGTTCCACGAATCTTGCCGCCATTCTCTGCTAGATAACCAATATGATTATAATAACAGAATACTGATACAAGTTCTGCACGACCTAAGTTAGTAACCCATGCACCAATACCATCACTTAGTACTTGTGTATAATCGTTAGCAACAATAGAATCATTACCACCGTTGTGCAAATTACCGTCAACTTTAATACCAATACATGCTGTTCCAAAGTTAGTAACACCTTGTACATATGGTGAACGTGTTGTAATCCATACACGATCATCATCTGGTCCCCAACCTGGATCAAGTGAAGTATAAGCGCCTGCACTTGGACGCTTAGATCCGTATGCATTTGCCGCACTCAATGTGCCATTTAGTCCACCTAGTGTTTGGTTTCTAATACCTGTACCATCTCTTAGTAAGTACATATTTTCTAAAGTAGAACCGTTTACACTATTGCCATAAAATAATCCTGCCATTAGTGTAGCATAGTTGCTACCTTCACTTACACCGTGAATTAAATCGTAAATAAATGCATCAATATAATGCTTTACATCCTTTTCACAAGCTACAGTATCAAAAGAATATGCTGGATAGTTTACTTCAATATATTTTGTTACATCACGTGCAATAAAATCTTTATTAAGCATTAATAATCTAGCTGCCGCAAATTTATCTTGATCGTCAACTCTTTCGTTTCTTCCTCTAAACGCAGGAGCAGATGAATCACCACTTGCACCATTAATCTCATAATCAATTTTGTCATATAGCTCTTGTGCTAAATCTGACAATATAGTTCCTACTGCTGAAGTACTAAGCGGATTGCTATCATTTTGAGAAACTGCGTTACCTGTTTGAGGAGTAACAGTTGTACCTTCAACAATATCACTAAGTATACTCTTCATATGTAGCACACCTGCTAAACTATATGTTGCATCGCCAGCGGCTGTTACTGAACCTGCTGGTTCAACTCTAGTTGAACGTAATTCGTCTCCAACAATTGCAGTTAATGCAGGTACTCTAATTGGAAGTACTTCTGCATATGTTCCTGTTTTAACAAAAATTACAGCATGTGATTTTACTTGTGTAGGTAATGTATATCCTCCACCAAGTGTAATTGAGTTAGTAACTATTCCAATCGCCGATGTAATATTTGCTAATACTCCTGCTTCTGGTGTTTTTGTAGAATCTTTAATTTGAAGATACCTATCGCCTGCCGCAACTCCATCTAAGTCTTGGTAGTCTGCAGGAGGTGTTGCACTATTGATAACATCTTCAACTAAGTCAATAACAAAATTAAGAGCCGCAACGTTTTGTGTTTCTGATCCAGTATCAAACCAATCAGTACCATCATTATCTTTCATTGCTTGCGCAACTCTGCGAATATTTACGTTGCCACCTTTTCTTAAATCAATAGTAACAGCATCAACAACAAATCCTGCTAGTCTTTGAAACTTAGCTTCGTCAAAACTAAATCCAATAAAGAATGGAGCAGTTTGTGTAATAATTTGTCTCTTAGCCCATTTAGCAGTTTCGTATGCAATAAAAGTTCTGTTTATTTCTAACAAGTAAACTGCGTTTGGATTTTTTGGTCCTTTTTCAACTTCTTCTGCCGCATAACGAATTGTTTTCCAAGGACGATCTAATGTCCCACCATTTGTTGGATAAGGATTGTTTATTCCGTTAGTAGCAACATAGTATACATCAGGTGTAGTAGCAAAATCTTTCCATTCTGGTAAACCTTGTGTACTTACACTTAGCACTTGTCCTTCAGAACCAATTGGTAATCTAGCTGGGCCTGAACCACTGTAGTAAAGGATGTCACCTTCTGTTGTTAGCGCACTTTCTTCAGCGCCACTTGCAACGTTTTTCCAATATGTTCCTAGCGAATCTGCTGACGGTTTATTACCAGCGGCAGATGTATGTGCTAGAATACAAATATAACTAATTAATCCTTCGCGTACTGCGTCGCCCGCATCGTATAATGTAGCATCTGTCCAAGTATCTTTCCATTCAATACCTTGAGACAATCTTGCCCAGTATGTAGCGTTTGGTGGACGGAAGCCTTGGTGGTCTGCAATACATAGATATGTATATCCACCTAATCTTACAACATCGCCAATTCTGTAATCTTGGTTAGTAGAATCATCACTCCACTCGCCTTTAAGATTAAAGCCTGTTGTAACTAAATCCCATTTTGAACTGCTCGCCGGAACTTCTGCAAAAACGTTATCATTAGCAACATATTGGTTACCACCGTAGGTTACGAAGTCGCCTGGTTGATATCTTTCATATCCTGACCATGAGTTTTCAAATTCCATACCTGGAACAAATTTGTCCCAATTAGCAATGTCAGCTTGTAGTGTACCTAGCTGTGAATCTGGATTTGTAGTAACAGAAGTATGTGATCCTGTTGCAATGTAAAGTGTAGCACCCCAAAGAACAACATCATTAACTTTATAGCGTGTTGAGTTAGTCCACTCACCTTTATAATCAAAACCTTTATTTAGATAGTCCCATTTATTTTGATCGTCTTCTAGTCCTAAAGCCTCTGTAGAAGCAGATGTATGACCTGTATTTGCAATGTATAAAGTTCCGCCGTATTTAACAATGTCGTTAACTTTATAGCGTGTTGCTACAGCCCAATTTTGCTTCCAGTCTTGGCCTTCTGAGAAAATATCCCATTTTAAAATGTCAGCTTCTAGTCCTAAAGCATTTGTGGCCGCGGCAGTGTGACCAGTGTTACACAAATAAATGTTTCCACCATATTTTACCAAGTCGTTTGCTTTGTAAACTGTAGAAGCTGTCCAATTGTCTTTCCAGTCAATTGAGGTAGCAAACTGATCCCATTTTGATTGATCATCTTCAAGTACAGCTTGTGCTGTATGACCGGTATTACAAATGTAAATAATACCACCATATCTTACGATATCGTTAATTTTGTAGAATGTAGTTGTTGTCCAGTCTGACTTCCAGTCAGTACCGTCACTAAACTTATTCCAGTGATCTTCGTCATTGTAGAAATTAGCACTTGCAGTATGACCTTGTACTGCTACATAGGTTCTACCACCATATCTAATAACATCGTCTTTTAGATATGTAGTGCCAGTTACCCATGCATCTTTCCATATAAATCTAATTCTACCGAGTTTAAATTCTGCCATTGTTTGCTCCGTTCTTGGTATTATACATATTTATCATTATCCGTTAAAGTCGTCTCGATCAATTCGAGCTCCTAGAAACATCGTTAAGGCTTGCAACCCGCCGCCTAATGGACCGTTAATAATCATTTGTGGCGCTACTGTTGCCATAGCTTCTGGATTATTTGATCCTGCTGTGTTGGACCATGTTCTATCTTCAAACTTTAACTGACCTGCTACAAGTGTGTTAGTAAACAAGTTAGATCCACCACCGTTAAATCTATTTTCGATATACGATGTTAATGCTCGTTGTGTTGGAATAATATTATCCGAGTTCGCAACAAACGTATTATCTGTACTAAATTCTCTAATTACAGCCTGTGTTCCACCAACTCTAATTCCGCCTAGTCTTAGTTCATCTAAACCTTCTAAGTCAAAGAAGTCAGCATTTAGTGTAACGCCGCCCTGTGCCTGTGAAACTCTAAACAATTCACCAACTCTATAGTTACCATCTTGGTCACTACTAGTATAAAATACTCGTCCACCGTTTGACTCAACAACTTCGTTTGATTGTACTGTGTCATTTGCGGCTGTTTGTCCTTGCACGTAAAGCGAAGGATAATTAGTATCTGCAAAGTTACCTGTACCGATGTCTAAGAAATCGTGTCCTGTTAGACGTACTTGTGAATATCTTTCACGAATGGTTGCTACAGTATTATGTACTGGTGCTGTTGATCTAGATAATACTGGACTAATTTGGAACGTAATTTGTTTGTTAGGAGCAACACCAGATTCTGATGTTACTTTTACTAGTCTATAAACTATTGGATTACCTGCAAATCTTACGTTTGCTCCTGGTCCAGGAGTTACGCCTACACCACTAACAATCATTGTGTTACCGATTTGTAATTCTTCACCAAAACCGTCACCTGTAATTGTAACAATAGCACTTTGATATCCTGTTCCTCTATTGTAGAATGCAGGTTGTGGAAGTACTCCGTCGTTAATATCAACAGTAAAATATGGTTCACTATATTCTTCAGGATCTTCAATTGTTACTGTTGGTGCAGTTACATAGCCTGAACCTGGATCGTAAATTTTAATTAGGCTTAATTTTCCGTTTGCAACTTCTGCACGAGCAAATGCTGTTCTACCGCCTGTGTAAACGTTTCCTGTTCCTATTGTTTCACTAATAGCAACGAATGTAGGCAAACTATTTCTTACGCCGCCTGCGACACTTGTCATTGCACCGTTTGCAGTTCTAATAGTCCAATTTTGAGCATCTTCAGAACTAGCAGTTGTACCTGTATCGCTTAATGCTAAAAATACACCATTTGAGTATCCTACAGTCCAATCTTCTCTTCCTGAGTCGCCAACAATTTGTGCATCATTCCAAACAGTTCCAGTATCACTATGAATAACTCTATCCGAATTGTCCATAGTTGCAACCCAACAATTGTTACCATATACTAAACCGCTATATAGTTCAATACCGTCTGTTGATACGGCTGCACCTGTTGTCCAGTTTGCACCGTTATCTGTTGATATTACAGTTGAACCATCTTGTGCTAGTGCAATCCATTTACCTGCTCCATATGCTAAACCTACCCAAGTAGTATTACTTGCGCCAGTTACGTTGGTAGACCATCCTGCGCCAGGAACAGTAGTTGATCCTGCATCTTGTACAATAGAATTTACATATGCATTACCGTCACCTGTAGCAATACAAATAATTGTATCATTATCTGGACCGCCGACTGCTACTTTTTTCCAAGTTGTTGCAGAAGGTAGTGTCGAATGATCAAAGTTAATTCCATCATTTGAAAATACTAATTTATCTGATGCATCTGCTAAGCCTAATAGTAAAGGCCCTGATTTTGAAAAAGAAGTATAACTTAAATTATATGCTGGAATCGACCTTTGAGTCCAAACTGATGCATCTGATGAAACATACCAATCATCGCCACCTGTTGGAGCATAATACCATAAACCTAATTCTTCACTGTAACCGATATCGTGTCCGCCTGTTTGTATACTATTGTTAGTTTTATTAAATGTAGGAGAACTAATAGTTACTCTTGGTTCATATTCATATTTTGTAGTTGCAGTAAACGAGGTTACATTAATTTTTCCAGGAACAATATTATCCCATCCTGGAGTTCCAGTACTTTCTTTAAACACTGTTGCTACTTTTGTATCTGGGTTGTAACCGTCAATATATCCATATTGACCTGCACCTGGACCGTCAGTTAATAAAATTCTCATTCCTACTAGCTGTGCCGCTGTTCTAACTTCTGATGCCGCTAAAGTAATACTACTTAAATCTCCACCTTGAGAGTTATTAGTAAAAGTTTTAAATCCAGCGCCACCAACAGTTGTACTATCATCTGGAATAGCTAAATCAATTCTAGACACTGCACTAACTCTAATTTCGTCATATTTCATATTAAGGTCAGTACCGGTTGCCTGTGTTGTACTTGCTACTGCACCTGTATATGATTGTCCAGTGTTTTTATAAGCTAGTGCTAAAATGTTTGATCCGTTTGTGAATACTTCATCGACACTTGCTTCACCGTTTTGGTTATTTACAGAAACAGTCTGTGGTGTTTCATTATTATCAAATCCTTCAGCAACACTACCAAATGTACCGTATGAATTGTTACCATTAGTTGCACGTAAAATTCCGCCATTTTCTGACAAATATCCAATATGTGCATAATATGTAAACACACTAACTAGTTCTGAACGACCTAGATTAGTTGCCCAATATCCAATGCCATCACTTAGTACTTGCGTAAAGTCGTTAGCAACAATTGATTTGTTTCCGCCATTATGTAATGAACCATCAACTTTTAATCCGACACATCCTGTTCCAATAGCAGTAACACCTTGTATGTAGGTTGATTTATTTGTTACCCACACACTCGAATCATCTGGACCTGTGCCCGGATCTAGCGATACATATGCGCCAGCAGTCGGACGACTTGTTCCAAAATCGTTTGGACCAATTATAACTCCTTCTAATCCTTTTAATGTAAGAGTTCTAATTCCGCAACCGTTTCTAACATAAAACATGTTGTTTCTAATATTACTGTCAGGAATAGTTAATTGTTCTTGTGTTCCGTCTGCTAATTTCTCATCTAACACAACATCCTGAGGTGTGGCTGCTCTAATTGTTGTTGTTCTTAATTCTGAACCAACTAGTGCAACTTTAGATGGAATACTAATAGGTAGAACTTCTGCAAATTCGCCAGCCATTACTTTTACTGTGGCGCCATCGCCTACTCTGTTTGTTTCGTCTTCAAGCAACCAATTCATTGCAAATCTAACAGTTCTAAAAGGAGCGTTGAGTGTTCCGCCTTGTTGACGATCATCAACTCCGTTACGAGAAACATAATATAATTTTTCTTGTAAATCTAAACTATCCCATGCAGGCAATCCATTTGTAGATCTTAATGCTTGACCAGTTGTTCCAATTGCTAATCTCTGTGTATCAATTGCTGTTGAATCTTGGTCTTCAAATGTTTTTAAGTCGCCTCTTCTAGCTAACTTATTAGTTTGTGTTCCAAGAATCATTATTTTCCAATAATTTTGATCTGGTTGATTAATATCTAAATCGGGTCTAGAAGCTGACTCAGTTGATCGATGGTATCCTAACGCAATGTATGATGTACCTTGCCATGTAACAATATCGCCTTGAAAATATTCTGTATCATCTTCCCAAGTGTCTCTAAACTGTCTGCCTTCGTAAATCTTTTCCCAATGTGTAGGATATAAATCAGGTTGTAAATTTGTATTGTCTTGGATAGCAATGTAAAGACTTCCCGACAATCTTACAACATCACCTGTTTTATAATCAACTAATGCACTATCGTCAACGGCACCTGGATTGTTCCAATCGTATCTAAATTTATAACCTTCAAAAGTTAAGTTCCAGTCTAACGGACTTAAACTCGGTATTGAATCTGTATTAAATGATACTGCTTTATAAATGTAACCACCATATAGTACAGTATCACCAGGTTGATAGTAAACGTTTTGTGCCCATACCTTTTCGTATTCTGAACCAGGTAAAAATGTAGCCCAATACGAAGAACCATAATCAATATTAAATGCGTTTGATCCTTCACCTGATGTATGTCCAACTAGACATCTCATCAAATTTCCGCCTCGTCTTACAATATCATTCTTTTTATATCTATAATCTTGTTGCCACAATCCTGTAATAGTTTCAACATCGTCATCATCTGTAACTGTTGCTGTAACATATTCAATTCCGTCGATTGCAATTTCCCATTTTGATTGATCTTCTTCAAGACCAAATACAGCATTATCTGCTGAAGTATGTCCAACGATACACTTGTAAACAATACCACCGTACTTAACAATATCGTTAACACGATAGCGTGTACCAATTGACCAATTTGCTCTCCAGGTATCACTATCTGCTAGGATTGCCCAATCTAATTGATTTGCTTCCAATCCCAATGTTGATGTTGCCGCAGAAACGTGCTGATTAACTGCCTTATAAACTTTACCATTATAACGTACAAGATCGTTTGTTCTATAAAGTGTATTTGGCGTCCAGTTATATTTCCAATCAGCTGATGAAACAGCAACTAATTTCCATTTACCAATATCAGCAACTAGACCGTCTGTACCCGAAATAAACGTAGCGGCAGATGTATGTTCTTCTGTACATTCGTAAATACTAGCACCGTATTTTACAATATTACCAATAGCATAGATTGTGCTAACAGCCCAATCTCCAGTCCAAACTTTACCTTCGGACTGTTTTTTCCATTTTGGTTTTGCTGGTGTAAGGTCTGTACCTGCTAAGTCGTTATAAAACGTTGCAGATGTATGAGTTCTCAATGCAACATATGTTGCACCTTTATATGAAATCATATCGTCAGCAATGTAATCAACCCCTCCGGTCCATTCACCCTTCCAGTTAAATCTAATTCTACTAAGTTTAAATTCTGCCATTTTCTCTACCTTTTACGTATTTATTATACTCCAGTTGGGTATTCATAACCTTCGTTAATTCTAGCTACAAGATTACCACTTTCGTCAATGTAGTAATTAATGTTTCTATTATCCCATCTAAATTGCTCATAATTTAGATTAGCATAAAGTCTTTCATGGTTAACATTTCTTCCTTCAAAGAAATCTTCGCCTTGTACAAAGTCTTCATAATTATGAGTCGGATCACCTTCTGCGTTTATTTGAACACTATCGTTGCTTTTAAGTTGATCAATTTTTACAACATATAATTCACCGTCATCTGTTCTGCGAAGACCATAAAAATATCTTGCATCTGTTTGATTTACCATTTCGCCAATGCTTTGGCCCATAAAGTTTCCGTCACTCATTATACAATCTCCACTATACTTAAAATTACATCAATTGATGCTGTTGAATCTGATGTTACATATAATACATTATTAGCATCAAGAATAATTTTTTCACCTTTTCCAATTGGTTTTAAACTAGATCCTGGAGGAATAGGCATGTTTTTAACCATTACTCCAATTGAACTTGCTTCGTCTCCAATTTCAATTGTACAGTTTACCATACTCTCTGTAAGATTAGCTAGGTTCATACCAATTACTGTTGTACTTGTAGCGGGCGGAACTGTATATACTGCGACTCGCTGTGTACCTATATCTTTTCCAATTACGTTTTTAAAATTAGTTGCCATTATTCTTTTCCTATATTGTCAATGCAAGTTTAATTGCAATCTCCTCTGCATCATTAAATGTAACAGCACCTGTTGCACCTGCTACTGACACCCAGTTATTCGAAATATCATAAATTTCAACTCTGTCTTCAACACTGTTGTACCTCATCATACCTGTTTCTGGTGTTGGGTGTCTATTAGCGTTATTACCAACTGGAATAACAAATCCGCCTGTGCCTTCAACTTTAAAATATCCCGAACCGTTTTGTTTAAGTGTAGTAACAGCACCATCTATAGTATTAGTTATCTGATTTCCGTTGAAACTAAAGTTCTCTATGGTTACTAATCCAGTTCCGTTTGCTCTTAAATTTAGATCAGCATTTGTAGTAATTGTTTCTAAAATATTTCCAGAAATTGCAATATCATCTACTTCTAATCGTTGTACATCAAAGCGTTCAGTAGTTACATCTGCTACTATACTTCCGTTAGCATAAAAACGTATAGTATCGTCGTTTGCGCCCGGTGTTAATTCAGCAGTAATATATGTCTGTCTATCATCTGAGTAAACGCCGCCTAAGTTAATCCAGCCTCCGTCGTATGCTTCAAATACATTTGCGTCAGTATTATAACGAATCATACCTGTTACAGGAGATGATGGACGTTCTGCTGTAGTACCTTTTGGTAGTACCAGTGCTCCAGTGCTAGTAATTTTTACTGATTCACTACTTGGATCTAAAATAATATCACCACTTAAATTTGATATAGCATTACCGTTTAATTGAAGTTGGTCAATTATAACACTACCCGCTCCATTAGGAATAATATTAATATTACCATTACTACCAGTAGAACTAATTGTATCGTTGTCAATTGTAATATCGTCAATAATTGCTTTTCCAACGTGTGCTTCTGACCATGCAAGACCGTTATTACCTAATTTATAAGTAACATCGGCTGCCGGAAT